GTTCCATCTGCTACAACATCTGCTTGCAATGTTTGTGAACCAGTATCAATATCGCGCAAAGATGCTGGCCAATCAACTTCTGGTCTATCCAAAACAGCATTCACTCTTGCACCTGTCAATTCTGAAGTTGCTGTGTGCGCTGACAAAGCCCTCTGAGCCAACAAAGTAAAACCATCAATGCAATCAGCGTTAGTGGTTGAAAGACCAGATAAATCATAATTTAGATTCCAGTCATCAACAACGCCATAAAAAACTGCTGAACCACCTGTTTCAACTTTGATAGTTCTTTTAGGAATGATTTGCCCATAGAAAGGGCTTGCAAGATTCTCAGGATCAAAAGCCCTAGAATTATTATTTAATTCAATTGAAGCACCACCAGCAGTAAATCTGTCTAACTGTCTTGATTTACCACGTCTAACTGAAACAGAACGCACATACTCTGAAACGTCATAAAATAAAGTTCCGCCAAGTGTGTATTCGGTGTTATCTAAGACACCTTGAACAGCGTCATCAAGAATGAAGAAAGGTCCACCAAGGGCAGATAAATCAAAACCTAGTTCAACAGTTGTTGCAGGAATTGACATTATGCGCTCGCAAAGACTGGACCAGAAGTCTTTTCAAATCTTTTGATTGCATCAACTATTTCTTTTCCAATTTGTGCGCCTGATGCGCTTCCAATTCCAGCATTAACAACAATGTTGTAAGTTGTACCAAGTTTTGCTGAGTTAGCACCAGATAAAGGAACAACGGCCTCTGGTCCTGCTTCTCCGATAATTGCGTTGGTAGGTCCTGTAACAATTCCACCTTTAGCCATACGAATACTTTTATTCTGTAATGCAAAAGCCAAGGCTTGATACGAACCTGCTGCTGTTCCAAATTGTTTTGTTAAATTGGAAGCAATTTCAAATTGTTTAGGTGTTAAAAGTTTTTTCTGTTCTGCTTTTGGTGGCGGTGGTGTTGGTTCTGCGCCTGCTGCAACTGTTTCACCAGCACCTTGACCTGTACCCAAACTATCAACAATTGATTTAAGTTCACCGCGTGCTCGTTCTAAAGCAACTTTAATTCCATCAACCATTGCCTCTGCCTGTTTAACACCAGCATCATAAAAAGCAACAGCACCAAATTCACCAACCTGTTCAGCCACATTAAAAATTGAATCAACTAAAGTATTTACCTGCTGAACAACAGTTGCACCACCACTAATTATGTTGTCAGCAATCTTTGAACCAGCCTCAAAACCTGCATCAAGAACTTGTCTGATACCACGTTCATTCAATCCAAGAACAACCAATTGTTTAACTTTGTCAGCAAAAAGTGTTGCCTGGGTTGCTTGATCTGCTAAACCTTTTAAGAAGTTCTCTGATTCAGCGGCTTTACCAAAGTTAAGGATTCCAGAAATTGTGCTCCCGATTGCTGTCTTAAAGTTATTGAATTTACCACGCACATCTTCTAATGCTGATTCTGCTTTTCGTAAAGCGTTCTCAAGATTATCCACAACCACTTGGGCAGCGTTCTTTGCAGCATCTTTAACTTTTTTAAGTTCTTCAGAGGTTTTCTCTAAACCTTTGTTCATCTTAGTTACGCTAGGTACAAGTTGATCAGAAACGTCTGTGCTTAATGTATCTGTTTGTGCTGCTAAAGCACCCATATTATTTGAAGCCTCAACTGTTGAAAGACTGATTCGTTTAAGAGCAACTGGTGCAATCTGACCTACCTCTTTGACATCAACTCCAAACATTTGTAAGCCTCTAATTACTAAATTCATTCCTTGCAAAAATAGATTCATATGATCAATAACAAAGTTGATTGCTCCCTCAGCAAAAACTATAAAAGCGTTTCCTAGTTTTTGTATGCCTTGACGGAATTTATCCGAAGTTTTGAAAGCGTGAATTAAAGCAACAACTAAAAGGGCTAGGCCAGCGGCTACTAGATAAACAGGATTTGTTAATAAAACTGTTGAAAGAACTTTGAAAACTCCAATAAATATTTGAATTGCCCCAATGATTTTTCCAATCACAATTAACAATGGTCCAAGAACAGCGATTACACCAAGAATTTTTAATCCTGTGTTAATTGTTTCAGGACTTAATGCTTTGAATTTATCAACCAATTTTTGTATTTCAGGAATGACCTGATTTTTAATAACATCACTCACTTGTAAAACCACAGGCAAAAGAACTGATCCAATATCTTCTTTGATCTGTTGAAATTCTCTGCCCAAGAGAATGATTCTTCCCTCTGGGGTTTGCGCTAAGGCTTCATTGAAACCTTTGTATGTTGAGTTAAGAACTTCAACGAGTGCAGCGGCACGTTCGGATTCTGTTCCGTTGGCAATTTTCTTTTTGGTATCTTCATCTAAAACAAATCCAACTCTTGTCAAAGAAGCGAACTGGCCGTTCAATGCTTGTGCCAGACCATTTGTCATTGACTTGAAATCTTCACCAGTAGCAGAAGCGCCTTTCTCTGCGAGCACATAATCTAAAATTGCTGGTGTAAGTTTTTGAATTGTCTCACCTTGTAAATCAAAAGTTGCTAACTGTGATTGTGTTGTAACAATGCTTTCCCTAGAAGCAACACCAACTTTTTCTAAAGCCGAAGCCTGTTTAAGTAACGCATCAACACCTTGTTGTGTTGCACCACCAGTTGTTAAAAGAATTTGTCTAAGTCTTGAAGTTGCCGCCTCAGCCTCAATGGCATCTTTGACAAACACACCTAAAGCCGCACCAACACCCAAAATTGGGATTGTAAGATTCTTTGTTAAAGATTCACCAAATTGTGTAAATATTTTTCCTGAAGCACCAAATTTGTCTAAACCTGTTTTGGCTCTCTCAAATTCTCTGATAGCAGACTTGATGCCCTTGTCATCAAACTGCGTGAGAATCGGGACAATAATTGCCATTATTTAACCACCAACAAATTCCTGTTTACTTTCGCGGATGCTTCCTGTAAAGATCGCTCAATACTATTATCAATCAATTTTTGATTTTTCAAAGCAGCGGGCCAAACAAAACGAGAAGTACCATTTCTTGATCCAGGACCTACTGATTGATGATTCTTGTTAAGGCTTTCAATCATTTTTGCTCCTTGACCATTTAAGGAGTAACCATTTGGTCTACGAGCAGATGGCTTTGAACGCCCAGATCGTCTAACTTCGTTTTTACGACCAGCCATATCAGCAATAGCCAAACCACGACCTTTAACAATAACTTTAAGCAATGAAGTGGGTTTACCTGCACTTGGTTTTTTAGTGCTTGTTTTTACGTCAGTTTTGTTATCAGAACTTCTAAATGCTGTTGCTCCAGAATGTGTAAAACCTTTAGTTTTAATTGTTCTAGGCATAGCGCTTTGAATACTTAGTGCATAAGGTTTTGCAAAATTTTTTACATCAGTATTAAGTTGATCATAAAGAGTTTTATCTAACTGTTTAAGTTCTAAAAGGGTTTCGCGTAAACCGCGAACCTCTGTCGTTACCGATAAGTCAGACAAAATTTACCTCTTGTTTTGTTCTGTTGCTCTCCAACGCAGATACATACCCATTGTGAAAAGCATACGATCACTCTCTTCTAATAGCAAAGAGGGCGCAATTCCTGTTTCGCAGGCAAGGTAAGCAATGAACCAATGCTCAGAGTGTTCTCCGAGCGGCTTTATTTTGGGTCTTGTTCGCTTACACCAATCTCATCAACTTCATCTAACCAATTATCAAATTCTTTTTTGACAGCGTTGGTTCTTTTTTCACTATGCCACGCTAGGAAAAGCAGATCAGTTAATTTGAACTCTGATTCGAGTTTTGCAACTGACCTGCTGTACTTTTCCTCAAACGCAACTAAGTCTCTTGCTGAACAAACTATTTCTTTTGAAACACCATCATTGTATTTCACGCGCAAGTTGATTTTCATTTGTTTCCTTTTGTTTTAAGCGGTGGCTCTGGTTACTGTTCCTGATACTGGGAAAGTGACAGAAAGTGAAGCAATATCTCCAACGCTTGATGCGAATGGTGAGTATTGGGTTACTAATGCTGTCATTGTGTAACTTGGGTTAGTTGCAGTTACTGTTCCGCTGGTTGGTTTGATCACAACTGTTGCCAATGTTGCAAGCAATGGTGAAAGTATTGCATCCACAGAACCTGCTGCAAAGTCTTGCATAAAGTTTAGTGTTAGTGATGCTTGTTTTAATCCACCGATTCTGGTTCTGAAAGTTTCACCAAAAGCGGTTGTTTCTAAATCGTCAGCCTCGATTGCTAATTCAACTGAGTTTAGACTTGTAGAAAAGTTTGTTCCATTGATGGAAACAAAATAATCTGTTGCAGCAAATTTTGCCATTTATATTTCTCCTAGTCTGCGTACACGAGAACTGTAAATTCTCCTGTGAGATAAAGTATATCTTGTATAGATAGTTGTCCGTAATTTCTCATCTCAGTAACCCTAGTGTCAAAGGCTTTGCCACCAAGAGTTTTATCTACCTCAATTGCTCTTTTTACGCTGGATGATCCTGTGCCCGAAACAAAAGCATCAAGGTTTGATTGAGCGGTTCTTTCATCAACTCTGCCAACAATGACCAACACATTGAAAACATATGTTTGCATCCCTCTATTAAAAGTGTCGTCATAAGAAATGCTTGAGGGCATTACAACAGCGATTGGGGGATTTGGGTTGTCTGGCATAAAAGCAGAAGTTCTCAAACCAGTAATTGTTGCAAGGTTATTTGCAATGCCTGTTCTTAACTCGGATACTGAGGCCATTAAATGAATGTTCGCATTCTTTTATATGGCATAACAAGTTGTGCTACATCTGGATCAAGTTGATTAGATACGCGAATTGCGCCCATATCTCCGAAGCCAACAATTCCCATAGGGCTGTCTAAACGTTTGTAAATTCTTGATGCTTGAATAATGCAAGCCTGTTTAATTGCAATTGGTATAGAGGGCCAACCATAAACACCAACAACTTTAATTAAGGCTTCTCCACCGCTAATAGGCCATAAATAATCTCCGACTGCGCGAATTTGATTAAAAGGCCAAGGAATACCATCAAGAACACCATTCAGCGGTTCAAGTTGATAATCATCTGTACCCCAAGTTGTATCAAAAACACCATCAGCATCTTGGGCTGTTGTAATTGTTACTGTTCCACTCGAAAGATCATCAACTTCAACAACGAAATCATCTTGGGCAACAAAATATCTTGTAGCAGTACCTTGAGAATAAAATTGTCTTGCCGCGAATCCGTCTATAAGTCTTGAGGCTGATTCAACAGCCATCTCCAATAAAGAATCGTCAATAGAATCTGTTATACGAAGCGCGGCTTTCACCTCTGATAAAGAGGCGTATCCGTTTGTAATTGCCAAAATAACTCCTAAGTTCTAAGTCTTAGTTTAGTGTACTAAACCTGACCCCAGTTTCCTTTGTATTTAATTAAAAACTCGTTCTCCAAAACAAGATTCTCTCTATCAAAAAGAACTTCTTTTCTTTTCGCTCTGGAATCAGTCAAATCTGTGAAAGCCAAGCGCACGTTTCTTGCGGCTCTACAGTAACTTTCAGTCCAAGAAAGTTCAAAGGCTATAGATTCGGCTTTTGATTTTGGAATAGGAATATCAATCAATTCTAAAAATTTTCTTTCATAAATACCCAAGTACATCCCATACATACAAGGATCGTTGGTAAAAGCAATTGACCCTTTATCGTCATCTAAAAGTTGAAAGATTTTATCATTTTTGATTACAACTGAATCTTGTAAAAACATAAACCTTTCAATTTTTGTGTTTTCAAACACCCACTTTATTTTTCCTAATTCAAATGTGAAATCCGATAAAACCAAAACTGGTCTGCTTATCGACTCTAAACATTGTTTTAACCAGTTCTCTCTGCCAGGAGTTGTTGCAACAAGAATCACAAATTGCCTTTAATAAATGTGCTTGAAATGCCTTTGGTGTAGGGAATGTAAATCAAACTAATATTTTTCTCATCTAACCAATCTTGGTCAAACTCCATCTGAGCATAATAATCTTTCCTAGCCCAATCAGAACCAATTGCAATCACATCAACCGACTCAACCATCTCAATAGTCTTTTTAGAATCCGAGCCACCGACATTTGCTACGACTTGACCAACGTATCTACAAGACTCTAAAACATCTTTCCTCTGATCAAAAGTCAATACAGGTTTCTTCTTTTTGTACTCATAAATAAACTTATCAGTATTCAAAGCCACAACAACCTGACCATCTAATCCAGCAATCTGCTGACACCTCTTCAAAAAATTAACGTGTCCAGAATGAAACAAATCAAAAGTTCCACCTGTGTAAACCTTTAATCCCAACTGAGTTGTCTCCTACGTTTAATTGACCATCTTCCCTCAGTAAAATTCTTTGTCTTAATTTTATATTCGTTATATTGCGAATTGGCTTCAAAAGATAAATCGTTTTGTTTTCTAAAACCAGCATTCAAAGTTGAAGAATTATCGTGAGCCAAAGGAATAAAAGAACTCAAAACTTCTATATTTTTATGCTCACAACGTCTTTGATAATCATTGTCCTCAAAATACGCAGGGACAAAAGATTCATCAAACAAACCAACCTTTTCCACAACTTCCCAACCCAAAGAAAAAGCACACCAAGCAGGCGAACCATTAGACAAAACCAATTTATCTTTTCTTGACATTTCTTGAAACATTTTCAAGGAGTCCCCACCCCATTCCACATCAAAATTTGTGATCAACCAATAATCAGCAAAAGGTAAAGATTTGATTCCAAGATTCCAAGAACCAGGAACACCAAGGTTGCTAGGAAATTTTAGATGCCAAATTTTGTTCACCCATTGATTCCAAGTTGGAGACCAGTCTTGTTGCTTCGCCCCATTATCAACAATCACTAAATCTTTAATTGGGTAATTTATGGATTGAATCATTCGATCTAAAAGGTCATACCTAGTTAAAACAGGAACAATCATTGCTGGTATCAAAACAGGTTCTCCTCTTATGTAAAACGCTAAATTTTGCCCTTAAAGGCGTTTTTAGACCCATCTGAAGCCACTCTTTGAAAGATACTGTTCAGAGTTGGTTTCCATTGTGTTTCAAAAACAAAATCAGCGTTGTACTGTTTTGCAAACTCAACAGCCTTTTCACTTTTTACTCTGCCTTTGTTATACGCCTGTTCTAGTGCATCAATAATTTCTGGAACAGATGGCAAATGAAACCAAGCCTTTTGTGGTGCATCCCAAAGAGGTTGCCCACCAATTAAATAACCATCACCGCACAGTTCAGCAGATGCGGCAAAGTTAGAAACAATTACAGGTGTAGAACAAGCAAGGCTCTCTAAAGTTGGAACTCCGAATCCCTCTCCGTAACTTGTTGCAAGCAAAATGTCCATTGCTGTATAAATGCTTGCCATAACATCTTGACTAATTCCTGAACGTAACAAATAAGGATCAGGGAAAATAACTTTCTTAGGATCAATACCGCAAGACAAAATCAAATCATTTAATTTAATTCCACCAAGAGAACCAGATGCTTCGGTGTGTATATACAAAACAGCGTCATCATATTTTTGTGCAAACATTGAAAAGGCCAAAAGATTTTCGCCAAACGCTTTCCTGTTAGGCATCACACCTTTGTTCGCTGCATTCATTCCAACAATAAATTTATCTTCGCTTACACCGATAAATTCGCGACCAGTCATTTCGTCACCATCAATAGTCTTGAAAGTTTTGGTTGGTTTGAAAACAGGTTCAATTGCGTGTGGCACATACCAAGATTCGATACCAACATTTTCTAACATTGCTTTACCAAACTTGCTCATAGCAATTGGGTAAACATTTGGTAATCTGCACCAAGCCGCAACTTCAGGTGGTGCTGGTGTGTGATCAATAGGTGTCCAAGAAGCAACAGGAAACTCTTTCCATTTATCACCACGAAAAACCCAAACATCAAAAAGAGTCATCAATAAATGTTCTGCATCTTTATCTCTAGAAGCCCAATCGTACATATGAGCAGGAATCACATCATTAGACCAAGTTTCAGTTCCACGAGGATAAACAGGAATGCCGCCTGCTGGACTATTCCAAACAGTTGATGCTGCTTCTAAACCATAATTTGCAGCAACAGCAACATCATTACCATTTGCTTTGAGTCTTGTGATTGCTTGTGCTGTTTGTTGTCCGTAGCCAGTTGTGGCCCAAGGAGCGTTTGATACCCAGAGGATTCGTCTTGGGTGTTGTACAAGATTTTGTACGTTTGAATTTTTGCTTTGTTTTTCTAATGCTCTTCTTTGTTCACGATTCACGCAAGAACTCCATATGTTCGCAGGTTGTCTCCTACCTTATTACAGATAGGAGACGAGTTATGTCTAGGACACGGCCTGCGCTCCGTGTCCCAGAACTTTTATTAAATCAAAAACTCGGTTTAGGAGTTGCTTGACTTAAAGAACTTGACGTGACTTGTTTGAATTAGGTCTCCGTCATAGCGTGCTGTTGCACGGAATGTAATTAAATCATTGCTGAATGCAAAATCATCAGAACGATCTAATTTAATTCCACCAACTGAACGCACATAATAACTTGGTAGGTTTCCAAAAATCACAGGTTTAACGGCTGATGCTGCTGTAGCCATTGCTGGATTTTCGAATATTGGATAACCAAGTAGCAAATCGCGTGCATCTGCTGAAAGTGCTGGTGTGAACAAATATTGTCCAGCATTATCTTTCAACTTACGAACGTTTGCGATTGAACTTGAGTTCATTTGGAAACCAGTTCCAGGAAGTCTGCGACCTACTGTATCAACTGAGTAAACCAAATCAATTAGGTTATCTGCTGTTGGATTTAATGAAGTTCCAGTTACGGCTGAACCTGCACGAGTAACAATTCCGTTTGGTTGAACTGTTCCTGTACCTGTTGTTAGTCCCTCATTGATTGCAAATCCAAGAGCGTTTCCTGTTTGAACAGCAAGAAATGACAAAATATCAATTCCTGCATCTTCAACTAATTCTCTAGAAACTTGTGTCAAGAATGAGTACTTGTATGCACCAAGAGTTCTAAATGAATTGAAAACTGGATCGCTTTCGCCAATTGCGTTGCCCTCAGTTGTAACAGTTCCAACGCTGTATGTGCTTAGTGATGGAATTTGTAAATTCTCACCTGAAGCAGTATTCAGAATTGTTGAAGTTTCTAACATTGGACCAACTGTACGAGCAAGTAAAATTACTTGATCGTAGAAAGAGGTTGGAACTGGTGAACCAGTTGAACCTTTTGTAATATCGCGTTTTTCGAAATTGTATGAACGGATTTCACCGCGTGCTAAAGCACGGATGGCATCTGCATCATTTTTTTCTTGTACGGATTCTACGACTGGTCTTGCTTGGTTTTCCATACCTCTCATTGCTTCAACAGCGCGAACTTCGCGATCTGCATCTGCTTTTAAGGTTTCGATTACTTTTGCGCGTGCATCTAGATCAGCGGAGATACGATTGTATTTTTCGTTTTCTTCTGCTGTTAGATCGCGTTTTTCTGACGCAGCATTATCAAGAAGTTCTTTGGCTTCGTGCCAAGACTTTTGACGTGCTTCGTGTTGTTGTTTAATGTATTCCACGAATACTCCTTATATAATTGTTTTTGATTACGAGCAACTGCGAGGCTCACTCGACAGTAAAAATGGTGGTGGCTTCCACGCAACCACTATTAGTCTAACAAAGATTTAACGTGTCTCTTTTATTTCTGTAATTCTGGTTTCTTGAACTGGTGCAAATTTTTTGGTTTCCATTGGCTTATCAAGATTAGCGATTGCTTCAGCCATTGCGTCAGCCATTTCAGCAATAACACCTGATTGTGGATAACCTGCTGTTTTAAGAATTGCGTCTTTAATTTTATCTTTTTCCATTTGTTATACCGCCTTGAATAGTAGGTCAAGATGCTTGCGCTTAAGGTCTAACAGATCATCTGTTGATGGAGTGTTTTCCCTTAACTTGCTTACAACTTCTTGTAATAAATCTGCATCAGAGTTTTGTAACTGTTCGCCTGCTTCAAGTTTTACCATTGCATCAGCCAAGGCATCAATATCAACATTGGTTCTTGTTGCAAGAATATCTAAACTTCTTACTGAGGCTGTTGTTGCTGTGTAGGCTGGAAAACCTGTAACAATTGAAACTTCGTGTAAACGAATTTCTTTCAACTGTCTTGTCATTCCATCACTTGAGAAAACATCACCTTTAGGTGGTACTGAAAAACCGAAAGACATTGAGTGAACATCTCCACGTTTCATAAGAACAGCAAGATCACGACCAGCAGTTGTGTCAGGCAATGTGGCTTCAGCCAATAAACCCTTTGAATCTTCTGTGAGTCTTAAAGTTTTTGAGCGAGTGGATGCTAAAACTTCATCCATATTGTGATTCTTAAAAAGTTTGACTTCGTTGCGGGCTTTGAGTGAACGTTTGAAAGCACCAGGCAAAATTCTTTCAATGAAAGGTAGTGGTTCTGAATCGCTGTCAAAAACTGCTGCGTATCCTGAGAACTGCATTCCATCTGACTCTGTGGTTAAAAGTCTTAATTCAAAATCAACATCATTTTTGACTCTGCGTTCAATTTTATTCACTTGGTTTTCCTTTTCATTGTGATTTAAGTTTACATTAACTGAGGACCA